TTAAGTTTGGTAAGAAAATCTTTGACAAGATTACAGAAGCAATGAATCCAGATTTTGCTGATGAAACACCAGTTAACCCATTTGATATGTGGGAAGGTGCTAACTTCAAGTTGAAGATTCGTAATGTCGAAGGCTATCGGAATTATGACAAATCAGAATTTGCTGATGTGTCTGCTTTGTTTGATGGCAACGATGAGAAACTTGAAGAACTGTGGAAGAAAGAATTCTCTTTGAAGGATTTCACAGAACGTAAAAACTTCAAACCTTATGACCAATTGAAAGGTCGTTTGGATAAGGTTCTTGGTTTTAGTGGTGCACCTATCGCTAAGACAAAGGCTGAAGATACAGTTGCAACATTTAAAGATGATGTTTCTGTATTGGATAAACCAATTCAATCTGACGATGATGACCTGGATTATTTCAAGTCACTCGCTGAATCAGATTAAATAAATCCCATGCAAGTGTGCAACCCCGCTTCGGCGGGGTTTTTTATGCGACTCTACCAAACAAGGTAGTAAACACATCATCGAATGCTGATGGTATGTTTGGAGTGCCTTGAGTTCCTTGGCCACCGCCACCAGTTTTACTGTTGTTGGTGGTATTATTGTTTATGATAGTTGTTCCCGCTTGACCAGCACTTGCTACTTGTACTGAAGAAGTTGTTAATGCACTACCTGTTGATGGTCTAGGTGGAACCTGAGATGCGGATGCTACCATTGTTGAACTTGGAGGTGCAACAGAAGGAGAATAACCAGCAAACATGGTAGATTCTTCAGTTCTTCTTTTAACTAAACCAGTATTTACAACATTTGAAGCTTTATTATATTCTAATATTTTTTGACCAATTTGTTCATTTGTTCTTGTTCCATTAGCTGTTAAAGAATTTAGAGAACCTGATCCTAAATTGTAAACAAAAGAAGTTAGTGCATCCTTTTGGCCTTGATTCCAATCATATTTATTTTTCTTAGCAAAATTGTCAACAAAATCAACATCTTTTTTCAATCTTTCTCTTAAACGACTATCGGCTTCTTTCTCAGTGATAACTTCATTCTCACTATTAGCTTTTGTTCCATATCCTATAGACCATTGTTTATGATCCCAAATAGCCTTTGCTGTAAATCCTTCTTTTTTCTTCACATAGTTAACCAAATCTTCACTCAAACCATCTGATGGAACTGGAGTTGGACTAAGTTGTTCTGCTGTTGGCCCACCTTGGCCACCACGACCAGCACCTGCTCCACCATCGGACGTTGGTGTGGGTGCAATCTTCATTCTTCTCATTTCAGCTGCATCAATACTTCCATCTGCTTGGCTTTTTAATGCATCGGCATGTTGTATATCTTGCTGTTCTTTAACGACACGAGATTCTTTAATTTCGATAGCTCTTTTACCTAATGCTTCAGCCTCAGCAATTTTAGCACGCAATTCATCTTTAGTCCTTATTTCACCTGAGGTAAAGTCAGATAGCTCTTCATCGGTTCTATCATCTTTTAGATAGGATTTCAATTCATCATTTATTAAAAAAGTTCTTCTTGCAACTTTTGATGATTGACTACCCCTGTCTTGAGCTATACGCAAATCAGTTTTTGCTTTTGTATTAGCTTCTGAATTTTTCTTATCAATTAAGTCCATTAACCATTTTGCAGCCAACAGGCCACCAACAAGGCCTAAAAATACTGGACTTGTTAGTAAAGGTAATAATGTACGAAATACGGTACTTATACCTTTAATAACATCTAAGCCAAGGCCAAATACTTTTACTAAATTATCTGGAGAAAATATTGATCCCAATGTTGCAGTAATTGCTGAAACAATTGTTCCACCAAGTGTTAAAAGTGGTGCAAAAAGTGTTGATAAGAATCCTAAGATTCCAGTGTTCTTTTCTGGTTCTTTTGATGTTACTGGTGTTGGTGCCACACCTTTTTGTTTGCCAAATTGTGTCTCATAAGCAGATTCACGCTCACTAGATTTTCTGAAGTACATATCAGCTTTATTGGTTGCTTCTCCGCCTTGGAGTTTAACCAGTTTGACAATGTTCTGTCTCATCACATTCATGTCTCTAGCTATATCAGGTAGAGTCATTGAATTTTTTGCAGCCAGCTGTGTGTTTAAACTTACATTTCTTGTTTCATTTGTTAACCCATCTATCTTAGATTCCAATTGCATTGTTGAAATCTGAGGAGCCGGTGCAGATAAAGATGTTGGTGATTTACCAGTTGTTCGAGTTGCAGAATATGTTTTGAACAGAGATGGCGCAATGGCAGCTGCCAATCCTTTTTGATTGAACATTCGTCTTGGGTCAATTTTCTCTAAGGCTCTTTTACCCAAAGCTGATGCTATTCCACCACCTTTTGCTTTTTCTGATTTATAAATTTCTGCTAATCTTGACATTTATTTTGCCTTTTGTTGTTTCAATCTCTCTTTTTCTTCTTCTAAAAACTTCACTAACATATCAATATATACTTGTCGTTCCCAAGGTAACATATTATCCAATTCTGTCAAACTATATTTGTGGTGTTGCATTAATGCAAAATTAGTTTGATAGTAATTACCTAGGTTATCATAATTAAAATTTAGACGAAAAAATTTTGAATTCCTTCTACCTCGATTCTTTCCTCATATCCACACTTGGGACATTTAAAGTCCAAATCTTTTTTGATTTTTGGCATGGTTGAAAAGAAATTTTGAATCTTCTCTATATCATCTTGTTGTAAGTTTTCAATAAACTCCACAAGCTCTTCTTTTGGTGTATCTTTTGCATAATACATTTGATTCTCATCATAGATGTAATCAATACAATTCGCAATGATATCGATTGTCTTTTCTATATTGTTTTCAACTGATTCATCATTGAATGATGTTTCAAAACTAGGATACTTCATAACAAGTCCTAGTTTTGGTGAAATAACAATTTTAGTAGAATGTTCTTTATCAATTGTTGGTTCAATCTCCAACAATTTTAAATCAAACTTAACTAGACCACCACATGTCTTTTCTTCACCATCGTCTTTTTTGACAATGTTGTTGCAGTTGTATTTGAGGTTAACTACCTCACCCACAGACCTAGCACGAAGCTGCATGAATAAGTGTTCAAGGTCGAATGTTGGTAATGTTTCAACATCCACATCTGATAAAATACAATTATTCAAAACTTGTTTGATAACACCAACTGTTTCTTTAACATCAGTTGATTCTGAAGCCATCATAAAAAGTTTTTGTTCTTTAACTAAGAACGGTCTAAATTTAACCGTTTTTCCCGTTGAAACCAATTTAGTTTCATATACAGGCACATCAATTTTTGGTAAAGCCATATTATATCCTCACATTTAAAATATTAATCTACTAACTGGTGTAATCAGTCTTTCACTAATTGAGTTACCAGCTTTGTCGAAGAATCTGGATGCTTTGTCTCCAAATAGTTGAGCTGCCGCAGCAGCAATATCATATTGACCAGAATATACCACACGGTATTTTTGGTACGCAAATTGAACCGTCAATCGGTGAAATCCTTCTTCAGACCATGACAATGGCTGAGCAGCAATGGAAATTGGATAAGCATCAATCATTTCCACCGCATAAATTTGTTTGATAAAATCATCATACTGAATAACCTTAATATTGGTCATATAACCAGTACCAGTGTTACCGCCTTTTGGAAAACGCAAGTTGTTGGTATCAGATGGCATAATTGCATCTAACCAGCGGTCAAATAACTTGCGCTCATAGAATTCGTTTGTGCATACAAAATTTAATGCAAGCTGATTATATTGAGTTTGATATGGAACTTTAAATGTTGGTCCATAAATTTTAACATCAGTTGTTATTAATTCTCTACCTGGCAATTCAGCACTTTCACATTGAAGTGCCAAATATCTGGACATAGATGCATTGCTAGTTTTAGATTGGCCGTCCGCAGATTCATTGCCTAAAATTTGATTAATAGCATCTGAAACATCTGTTACAATTGTTGTTGGTAGATTTAAAAGTTTTTCGAGTGCTGATGATTTAACGAAATCATTAACGTATTGTGGAATAGGAAGAATAACCTCGAAACGGTTGTTCTTTGCTAGGCCATCTTTAGCTTTGATATTGGACAGAAATGATTGTGGTGTAAAAGCCATTAGAATTTTCCCTCTGAGTCGGCATAAACCTTACTTGTTGAAGCACCGACAAAACTTTCCATTGGTAATAATGCAGCTATATCCCACTCATCAGCTGTAATTTCCAAAAATCTGGAACCAACATGTGAATATAGATAACGTTTGATACATGGTTGCGCCTCAAATATCTTAGAAGCCGATGCCAATACGGCATAACTTAAACGCAATTTGGTGCTCTTATCAAAGTTTTTATTGGTCGCAAAACTACTCAATTTATCCAACAAAATCATCCGTTGCTTTGGGTGAATGTAATGTAAATTCAACCCTAAAAATCCGTCATTGTATTGTTCTATTGGTAGTACCAAAGGGAACCGGTCGTAGTATGGCAACGAAGCTTTCGTCTTGGGACTGTATGAATAGAAATACATTTTCCCAATTATGGTATTATCCTTTAGACGGGTTCTATCCTGTAGTAATGCTTGTCTTGTGGGATTCAATTCAGTTATTTTAGATTGAAGCCACGAGCGTGCTTGGTTTGTTCTTGGTGTCAAACCTTGTTTCATCAACGATTGATTTATTCTGTCTAATAGATATGCCATTGGTTATTTATATTAAAGTCCAAGTTCTTTTTCAGTCAATATTTGAAATTGCCATCCATGTTCCTTACAGAATAGGTCGGCTGCTCGCCACTTCTCTTGATTAATGGCGTAAGTTGCCGCCTCTTGAATGAATCGTTTTGTCTGCCGTTTCTGTACTGGCATCTTGGTTTGGGCGTTTGGTTTTACCTCAATCATTACAGTTTTTATCAGGCCAGTTTTCACTTTGAGTTTTGCAACAAAATCAGGGTAATACTTGTGCATTCTGTTGTCCACTGGAGACTTGTAAGGAATTGATAATTCTTCGGAAGCCCACCAAATCACGTTTGGATTGTCATCAAAATATTTCATAACCCTGAGTTCCCACGAAGAACGATAAATGATGTTTGACGCATCTCCGTTATATTTTGCTGGGTTCTTTGGTTTGAATATTCCTTTGTATGTTTTATTTAAGGAAGTCATATAAATATATAGTAAATTCTATAGGACCACAAATGGCACTTTTCTCTTTAACGGACATAAATTTCAAACCGGACGCTACAAGAAATTTCAAATCATTGAATTCTTATAGTGTCGATAATAAAAGATATCCAATAGACCTTGGCGCAACAGATAAGGGACACTATATGATGTTTTTTATCAATGTCCAAAGACGAACACAATTTGAAGCTAATTATGATAACTCTGGTCCAATGCCAACAGTTCTTGCCAATGCTCAGAAAAATAACAATAATACATTGACTGGTGCACTAAGTAATGTGGGTGAAAAAATTAAATCTGTTGTATCATCTTCCATATCAGGCCTTGTAACAAATGCTGATAATGAATATGTGAATAAAGCTAGTGATGTTATTGGTCAAGAAATAAATGCTGGCTTTGGTAGATTGAAAGAAGGAAATCTCTTTCGTTCCATTAAAAGAACGAAAGATACAATTGCCTTGTATATGCCAGACACATTGAATTTTAATTATCAACAGAGTTATTCAGACGTTTCACTAACTGATGCTTTTGGTATACCGGGTGCGCTTGCTCAAGGTGCTGCGGCAGGTTTAGATGCTTACAATGATTATAAAGCAACAGGCAGAGTTAATCTTCAAAACATGTCTCCTTTTGCAGTTGCAGCTTTAACATCGAAATTTGGTGGTTCTCAAGGACCACTCTTTACTGCATTGACTTCGGCAACTGGTGGTGTGATTGCACAGAATCCACAATTAGAGTTAATTTATAGTAAGCCACAATTTAGACAATTTAGATTTTCTTTTATGTTCTATCCAAGGAGTCAAAGAGAGGCTAGAGAAGTTATTGACATTATTGAAATGTTTAAATATCACCAAGCACCAGAATTATTGAATGGTACTTATGGTAGATTTTTAGTTCCACCATCTGAATTTGATATTCAATTCATGTACAATGGCCAAGAAAATGTGAACATTCCAAAAGTTTCAACCTGTGTACTAACCGGTCTAGATATAAACTATGCACCAACAGGTACTTTTGCAGCTTATGAAACAATTGATTCCAACTCACCATCAAAAGGCGGAACTGGTATGCCAGTTGGTATTGGTTTGGATTTGTCATTTACAGAAACCGAAATTATTACTAAAAATTATTACAATCCAACACTAAGACAAAACGCACCAAATCAATTTGATATTGCTAATGGAGGTGTTTAATATGGCAAAATACTTTAAACATTTCCCAAAAGTTTATTATACTCCAAACTCCGAAATGGAATCTTTGGATGTTTTAACTAACATCACAACAAGATTTTCTTTTGAACAGGAGTTTAAGAAAAACAGTTCTATTTACTATGAGTATAGTGTTGAAGATGGTGAAACACCTGAAATTGTTGCTGCTAAAATTTATGGTTCTTCCGAAAAACATTGGATTATTATGAATCTTAATGACATTGTTGATCCAATGTATGATTGGCCTCTTACACAAAGAAACGTTATTAAATACATTGAAGCTAAATATTCTGCCAATGCAGCTGCCGGTCAAACAGGTTACGAATGGGCGGTACAAACCACACATTCTTATTATCGAATTGAAACACAAACAGAACCAGTTTCTGGTATATCTACGATAATTAAAAAAGAAATCGATTCTGCAACGTATGCTAATGTTGCATCTTCAACAACAACTTATACATTACCTGATAGTAATACCATAACGATTGATATTGGCAAAGAGTTTAAAACATATTATGAATATGAAGTTGAAGCTAATGATGCTAAAAGGTCAATAAAAATTTTAAAACCTGAATTAGTTGATGTTGTTGAAAAAGAATTTAAACGTGTGATTGCTGATATCATTGTATGAACGAAAACCAATTGCTACAACCTACAGATTTTGATATTCAGAGATTGGATCTGGTAACAAAATTTGGTTCGGTTGATTTACGTGGCATGTTTGAAGAAATCAACCTGTATGATAGTATGTTGGCACCATGTGCAACCGGCAATATGTTGATTGTCGATGCTATTGGTTTATCACAAAAATTACTATTAGATGGAACAGAATATTTGTTGGTGGAAATTGACAAGGGTGATGGCCTTTTTCCAATAAAAAGAAAGTATCGTGTTCATAGCCAAACTGATAGAAAGACTATGAATCAAACCAGTGAGAGCTATATTTTAAAGTTTTCTTCGGAAGAATTAATTTTCTCTGAGCAACAAAGAGTCAGTCATTATTATGAAGGCACATATACTGAAATTATTTTGGCTATCATTAGGGATTATTTAAAACCTGATAATGTAACATTAACTGGTGTTTATGACGCTTCAAATGGTTTGAATAAGGTAGTTATACCAAACTTAAAACCATTTGATGCTATTCAATGGTGTGTCAAAAGAGCTTTAAATAATAATTCTAAACCAAATTT